CCGGCGGCGCACTGTGGGCCGAAAACCTTGGCGGCCTAAAAAGCGTTTCGATTTCTGGCGACGGCTTCTTTGAGGACAGCGCCACCGAATTGCGGATGAACACCGTCGCAATGCAGGCAGACGCCAAGGCCAACTTCACCGTCACCGTTCCGGCTTTCGGCACTTATGCAGGCGCTTTCTACATCGAGTCGCTTGAATTTGGCGGCGAGACTGAAGGCGGCGTAACTTACTCTGTCACGCTGTCCAGCACTGGTGCAGTCACGTTCACGGCTGTCTAATGAGCATCACGGCAGAAGCGCCGCGTGGGGGTGTCGTCGAATATATCGGCGGCACCTCTTACACGTTCATTCTTCGCAATCGTGAGATTGAGCGGTTTGAGGACAAGCACCGGGGCATCTTTGAACTTTGGGACGGCTTTTTCGGCAACGGGAAAAAGCCATCCAGCCGCGAGGTTCGGGACATCTTGGCTCTTGGTTTGGTCGGCGGCGGAAAGAAAGACCACGAAGCTGACCGCATTATCTTGGCAGCGCAGCCGGAAGATTTGCTGCGGCTTTACGGCATCGCGCAGGCCGTTCTGGGCGTGGCTTTCATGCCTGATGCTATGACCGAGGGCGAAGTAAAAAAAAAGAACAGCGAGGACCAGCCCCAAAGCGTTTTAACGTCAGGGGAATGATCAAAAGCGGAATTATTGCGGGCTTAAAGCCTGAGGAAATCCGTGATATGATCCCGAAAGACACTTGGCTTGTGTTTGAAGGGTGGTCTGATGCACACTCGCCGAAGAAGCCGGGTTCTGAAGCGATGACCGCCGAGGAATATCGCCAACTTGTGGGGCAAGTCGATGGCTATCAACGCTGAACAGCTAAACATCATCATCGCCGCCCGCACCATCGGTATGCAGCGCGAGCTTGACGCTGCCCAGCGCAAAATCAAGACGTTTGAGCGCAAGACAAAAGACAGTCTTGGCTCAACGACAAAAAGTTTTGACTTGATGTCCGATGCTGCTGGCAGGCTTGGCGGGGCGTTGTCGGCAGGCGCTTTGGCCACTGGCATGGTTGCGTCTATCAAGAACGCCATCGACGCTGGAGCGGCGATCCACAATCTTGCGATGATCGCAGGCACAGGGACGACCGAGTTCCAGAAATTCGCCATCGCGGCGCAGACTGTCGGTATTGAGCAGGATAAGCTGGCCGACATCCTGAAGGACGTGAACGATAAGTTCGGCGATTACATGGCGACGGGCGCTGGCCCGCTGGCCGACTTCTTTGACAATATTGCGCCAAAGGTTGGCATCACCAAAGACGCATTTATTGGGCTTTCTTCAGATCAGGCTCTTGGCCTTTACGTTAAGACTTTGGAGGAAGCTGGCGTCAATCAGCAGGAAATGACTTTCTACATGGAGGCGCTGGCCTCTGATGCCACGGCGCTGAACCCGCTTCTGAGAGACAACGCCGCAGCCCTTACTGCCATTGGCGATAGCGCGGAACGCAGCGGTCGTTTGCTCGACGAGGGCATGATCAAAAACTCCAAGATCATGCAGGATCGTTGGACGCAGGTTCTTGGCGTGATGACCGCGCACTGGAACCATTTCTGGCTTACGGTAGCTGTCGGCATCGACGAGTTGCTTAATATCAGCAACGAGGCGCAGCTTGGTGGGCTGATGGAAAATGTCGATGCCCAGATTGCTGCGATGCAGCAGGCGCAAAGAGATTTTGAGCCATTCACTGATCCAGAATACATCGAGGCTTACAAGGAAAGCTACGGGCAAGAAGCGTTCAATCGCGCTCAGGCTGAAGCCCAAAGGCAACTTGATGCGACCACAGAGTCATATAATGCGGCAACAAAAGCGGCCAATGATCTAAAAGCCGCAATGGATCAAGACACGATGTCATTGCCGCCCGCCCTTGGCGATCCGCCGAGTCCTGGCTCAGGCACATCTACCGCCGATACAAAAAGCGGCGGCGGCGGACAATCGCCAGCCGAAAAGGCGAAACAGGATTTCGACGCGCTGATTGGTTCTTTAGACGGTGCTACCAAGGCGAACCAAGACTTCGCCAAGGCTCAAGAGGTCGTCAACAACGCGCTGAAGAATGGCATTATCACGCAAGAACAGGCCGACATGACGCTGGCCGTGCTGACAGACCGCATGAAAATTGCACGTGGCGAAATGCTTGATCTTTCCAGCGTGGCTGGGGTCTTGGAAGACGGCTTTACCAACGCCTTTATGTCGATCCTAGACGGCACGGAAAGCACCAAGGACGCCTTCAGAAGCATGGCGAAGGCGGTAATTGCGGAACTTTATCGGGTCTTGGTAGTGCAGCGGCTGGTTGGCAGCATCGGCGGCGGCGGCATCGTTGGCGCAATCGGAAATATTTTCCCAGCATTGACCAACAGCGCATCAGGCGGCGCATTGATGGCTGGACAAGCCTCTGTCGTCGGCGAGCATGGCCGCGAACTGTTCGTGCCATCGACATCTGGCCGGGTGCTGTCCGTGCCGCAGGCAAAGGCTGCGATGGGCGGCGGCGGTGGCGTGGTGGTGAACCAGACGATCAACGTCACCACAGGCGTGCAGCAAACCGTCCGCGCCGAGATCAAGCAACTGATGCCGCAGATCGCGGACAGCGCCAAGGCGGCTGTGTTGGATGCCAAGCGGCGCGGTGGCGCATATGGGAGTGCCTTCTGATGGCGATCAGCTATCCTTTGACAATGCCTTCGCACACAGGCATCAGAAACGTTGAACTCAGAGCCATAAACGCGGTGGCTTACAGTAGAAGCCCATTTACCTTTGCTGGACAGGCTTTCGCTTACGCTGGCCAAATGTGGCAAGCTGATGTGACTTTGCCTCCGATGAGGCGTGACGATGCTGAGCAGTGGGTCGCGTGGCTCGTCAGTCTGCGTGGATCACTCGGGACATTTCTGCTTGGTGACCCTAGGAACTGCGTTCCGCGTGGTGTCGCAACAGGCACGCCGCTCATCAAGGGTGGATCGCAGACGGGCGGCACCATCAACATCGACGGGGCAACATCCGGCGTTACTGGCTGGCTGAAGGCTGGAGACTATGTGCAGATCGGCAGCGGCGGGACGGCACGCCTGCACAAGGTGTTGCAGGACGCCAACAGCGACGGCTCCGGCAACGTCACGCTTGAACTCTGGCCGCACCTCCGCACCGCGCCAGCCGACAATGCCGCCGTGACCGTAAGTAGCGCCAAGGGTCTTTTCAGATTGGCCAGCAACGAGCAGGCTTGGTCGATCAACGAAGCCAGCATCTACGGCATCACGTTCTCAGCGATGGAGGCTGTCTAATGTCGAGAACCGTTCCAGCCGCTATCCTGACCGCTCTGGCCCAGCCCGAGGTCTATCCGTTCTATGCCGTCGAGATGATGTTCGACACGGCTCCCCTGCGGCTCTGGACGGGCTACGGCGACCGCACGATCAGCCTCAACACCTACATCGGCACGGGCAGCCTGATGTCGATTAGCGGGCTTGAGGAGGTTGGCGATCTGTCGGCCAAGTCGGCATCTCTGACCCTGAGCGGCATCGACAATGCCATCGTCGCGCTGGCGCTGGCTGAGCCTTATCAGCGTCGGATTTGCCGGATTTTCTTCGGCGTTTCCAGCGTGTCTGATGTGGTCGAGGTGTTCTCTGGCTACATGAACACTATGATAATCGAAGACAGCGGCGAGACATCGAACATCTCTCTGACGGTTGAGAGCAAGCTGATCGAACTGAACCGAGCCAGAGTTCGCCGCTATACGCAGGAAAGCCATCAAGCCCGGCATCCGGGAGACACGTTCTTCAGCTATGTTGCAGACCTTCAGGACAAGTCGGTGGTATGGGGCAGAGTGGAAGAATAAAGGCGTTGCACGCCTTCTTGCGTGATGTCGCGAACAGGCCTTTCGAATGGGGCGTGTGGGATTGCCTGATTTTTACCAACACAGCTTTCCGGCGCATGTACGGCGAAGGCTGGGCTGACGACTGGGCGGGCCGCTACATGCACGGAAACCGCCCTCTTACGCGCTTCCAGCTTCGTCGCGAGTATGGCTACCAAACAATCGAAGAGGCGCTGTCTGAGCGTCTTTCGCAGGCCTACAACGTGCCGCCGAGAGGCGCGCTGGTCGTCGGCAGTTCTGGCGTGATACAGGCGAGATATATGGGCGTTGGCTTTGGAATATCTGTCGGGACAAACGCGGCGTTTCTTTCTGAGGCTGGCGTGGTATATTACCCCATCGAATACATTGACAGCGCATGGGTGAGAAACGATGACGCCGCTTAAAAAGCTTCTGACAGGCACAACGTCGCTTTCGCATCCGGGTCATTTGGCGCGGGTTCCTGCTATCGCTGGGGCCATCGCAGGGGCAGTTGGCGCAGGAGCAGTCGGAACGGCACTTATTACTGCCGCTGTTTATGTCGGCGTCTCCCTTGTGACATCTTGGGCAGTCGCCGCCCTGACGCCCAAGCCTGATCTTTCTGGAACCCGTGGAACCCGTGGCACGCTGGTCAACGCACGCGAGGCCGCCGCCCCTCAGGAGTATGTCTATGGCACCGTCCGCAAGGGTGGCGTCATCACCTACATTGAAGCAACTGGCAGCGAGAACCAGTTTCTACACATCATCCTTACGCTGGCTGGCCATGAAGTTGCATCGATTGGCGACATCTACATCGACGACCAGATTGCTTCTCTTGACTCTAGCGGCTTTGTCACCAGCCAAAACTGGAACAGAAAAATCAGGATCACCAAGTATACCGGGTCTCAGACAACAGCGCCGTCTCAGCTTTTGGCTGCAAGCGATCAGATCGACAGCACATTCGTCGGGAATGGCATTGCTTATCTTCACATACGCTTGGAAGGCGACCAAGACGCATTCCCTAATGGCATCCCACTGTTCACCGCCATCGTAAACGGCAAGAAGGTCTATGACCCGCGCAGCGGGCTGACCACTCATTCGTCCAACGCGGCCTTGTGTGTGCGCGATTACATCATCTCTGACTATGGTTTGGGTGACCTTGGCGTGGACGAAACCACCTTCGCATCCGCAGCGAACATCTGCGACGAGAACGTCACGCTGGCCACAAGCGGCACGGAAAAGCGTTACACCATGAACGGCGTCATTCGGGCCGATCAGACGCCGGGCAGCGTGCTGCAAGACATGATGACCTCATGCGCTGGCATGTTGTTCTGGGGTCAGGGCAACTGGCAACTCAAGGCTGGCCACTACACCAGCCCGGTCAAGACCTTCACGCTGGATGACTTCCGCAGCCCGATCCAGATGCAAACCCGGCAGTCGATGGCTGACGTGTTCAACATCGTGCGCGGCACGTTCACGGATAAAGACGAAGACTACATCGTCGTTGATTACCCAGAGGCCACAAGCGCGGCATATTTGGCAGAAGACAACAACGTCGAAACCCCGCTCGACCTGACCCTGCCATATACGACCTCGGCGGCCACCGCCCAGCGCATTGCGGCCCTGACGCTAAATCGTGGCCGAGAGCAGATCACCCTGAACGCAGACTTTAGCGTTGCCGCTTTCGGCGTGCAGGTTGGCGATATCGTGGGCATCACCAACAGCCGATACGGCTGGTCTGCAAAAGAGTTCGAGGTCGTCGGCTGGCAGTTCTTCGCGGATCAGGACGCCGGCGATCTGCGCGTCAAGCTCACCCTGCGCGAAACATCAGAGGCAGCCTTCGATTGGGATGCCGACGAGACGGCTATCATCAGCAACAACACCACGCTGCCGATCTTCAACACCGTGCCAGCGCCGTCTAACCTTGTTCTGACGGCCACAACTGTTCTGAACGATGACGGCATCGCTCTCCCTGCCATCCGTGCGTCTTGGACGGCCACGGCGGACCGCTTCGTGCAATACTATGAGGTGCAATATAAGCGCCTCGGCGGCGAGGAGGATTACGGCTCCATTGCCGACGCGCAGACCGACAGCGAGAACTGGGGCAGCATTACTGTGTCTGCCACCGAGAGCGAGGATTGGGGGCTTACCAACGAGCCGATCATCACGCCGGATGCGGAGTATGTCAGCGTACTCGGGACGACCAACAGCTTCCTGATCCAGCCCGTCTTAAACGGTTATGACTACATTATCCGCGTCCGCGCCGTAAACTCGCTTGGCGTGCGGTCTCCGTTCATTTCCAATTCGATTGCATCGGCTGGAGACACGACCCCTCCCGGCACGCCGTCTAATCTGACATCATCGCCGGGTTTAAAATACATCGAACTGCGCTGGATAAACCCGGCAGACCAAGACTTCGCATATTGCGAAATCTGGGAAAGCACGACCAACAATCTGGCCAGCGCCACGCAGATCGGTCAATCTTCAGGCTCAAACTTTGTTCGCGCCAATCTTGCCAATGACGTGACGCTCTATCACTGGATCAGAGCGGTTGACTTTTCGCTGAACAAGTCGCCCTTCACGTCCTCCGTCAACTCAACCACGCTCTTGATCGCGCCAGCGGACTTCAATCAGGCTGTGAACGACCTGTTCACCGAGGCTGGTGCCTTCGGCGTCGAGCCTGTTTCGTCGCTGCCAGCTACAGGTGGCTTCGACGGCCAGCTTGTGTTGCTTCTGCCTGAGATCACCATCTACCGCTGGGATGCTGCATCGTCGTCTTGGTCCACCGACATCTACACCGCCTCCTCGGTTGAGGCTGGCTCTCTGACCTTTGCCAGCTTCGCCGCTGGGATTGAGCCTGTCGGTGTGGTGACGACGCTGCCCACGGTGGCTGGCTATACAGGGCCTCAGATCGTCGTGCTGACCACCGACGGCAAACTCTATCGCCTTGTTGACGGCGCCTGGACGACGGCTGTCAACACTGATGACATTGAGGGAACCCTCGGAGAAAATCTGTTTTCTGATGGCCTGCGCCCGGTCGAGGTTGTCGCGGCGCTGCCGTCGATTGATCTTTATCAGGGCCGGATCGTCCTGCTGACGACCGATAACAAGCTGTATCGCTACACAGGCTCTGCGTGGACAGCCGCCGTACCTGCGACCGATCTTACCGGGCAGATTAACTCTGGACAGATCGCAGACGCAGCCATCACCGCGACAAAGATCGGCAATGAGGCGGTCACTGCGGCGGCTGTTGCTGTCGGAGCTATCACATCCACAAAGCTGGGCGTTGACTCTGTAACTGCCGACAAGATCGCCGCAGCCGCCGTCACAGCCGTCAAGATCGGCGATGCTGCTGTCACCACCACAAAGATCGCAACGGCGGCTATCACGGCTGACGTTGTGGCAGCGAATGCGATTACAGCGACGAAAATCAGCGATGGTGCCATAACTACCCCCAAGATTTCGGCGGGTGCTGTAACGGCGACTACGATTGCCGCTGGGGCTGTGGTTGCCGACAAGATTTCTGCTGGCGCAGTAACGGCAGCGGCAATAGATGCTGGCGCTGTAACTGCTACCAGCATTGCCGCAGGAGCCATCACCGCTGGCAAGATCGCCACTGATGCAGTTCAGGCAATCAACATTGCGGCTGACGCGATCACAACCGAAAAGATCGCGGCTGGAGCGGTGACAGCCGCCGAGATCACGTCTGGCTCCATTACAACTGCCAAGATCGCCGCTGGCGCAGTGACCGCAACAGAGATTGCTTCCGGGGCGATTACAACTGGCAAGATCGCGGCCAACGCAGTCACCGCGACCGAGATCAACGCAGGAGCCATCACAACCGCCAAGATTGCGGCTGATGCAGTGACTGCCACGCAGATCGCTGCTAACGCGGTCACAGCGGCCAAGGTTGTCGCAGGCGCGATCTCTGCGGATAAGATTGCCTCTAATGCGGTCACGGCTGACAAGGTTGCCGCCAACGCCATTACGGCGGCCAAGATCGCGGCTGGGTCCATCGAAAGCGACAAGCTGGCGGCCAACAGCGTCATAGCTGGCAAGATTGCCGCTGGCGCTGTCAACGCGGACCAGATCGTCGCCAACGCCGTCGTCAGCGCCAAGATTGCTGCTGGGTCCATCACGGCTGACAAGATTGCTACCGATGCTGTCACGGCTGACAAGATTTTGGCTGGGTCGATCATCACGTCTAAGATCGCCGCAGGTGCTGTCACGGCGGCAGCCATAGCCGCGAACAATGTCATCACAAATTCAGCGCAGATCACGAACGGCATTATTACAAATGCTAAGATCGCTGACGCGGCAATCACCACGGCCAAGATTGGCAATGCTCAGATTCAAACGGCTAACATACTGAACGGTGCTGTGACCAACAGGTTCGCCGCTTTTACCGCTGGTAATATCAGCCTTACTGCTTCTTTCCAGTTAGTCCAATCAGTAAGTATTGACGCGGATGGCGCACCCGTATCCATAACTTTCAACACCGGAATATCAGGAACCACAAGAACCCTAGTTGATGTTAGGATTGATGGTGCTTCTCAAAGAACTTTTGTTATATCATCTGGCTTCTTCGTTAGCGGCTTCACCGGAAGCGCAAATGGTTCTGTATCTGTTTCCGGCAGTGGTTTTGTCTTCAGCACACCATCAACTGTAAGCGTATCCAGTTCCGGGTCCGTAAGCCTCCCTGTTTCCATCTTCCCCAGTGTTTCGTACTATGAGCAAATGGAAACTGTATCTCTTATAGTCACTCCATCTGCTGGTGTCAGGAGCATTGAAGTGTTTGCCAGAACGGACGGTGGTGCATCGGCAAGCCCACTACTCAGAAACAGGTTTCTGGAAACAACGGAGTTAAAGCGATGAAAAGCGTGACGATTTATGACAAGGCAACTGGAGAAGTAAAGAAAACCCTTATTGTCCCTCTTGAGCATGTCGTCATCCTTCAAGATGGGGAAGGCGCCTTAGACGGACAATATGACGACGACAAGTTCATGGTCTTGGATGGAAATCCTATTAAAAGACCTATGACTCTGGTTTCAGATGAGCATAGCGAACCACAACCAGTAACAGAATCTGATGTACGCAGGCTTAGAGGCATGATGCTTTCTGCATCAGATTGGACGCAAGTTGCCGATGCACCCGTTGATCGTGATGCTTGGGCCGCCTATAGGCAGGCATTGCGCGACGTGACATTGCAAGATGGATTTCCGCTCAACATAATCTGGCCCAACCCGCCTGAATCGTGATACAAAGAGGCGCAGCTTCGAGGTGACAGCATGACTAAGCAGGTTCAACGCCGCCGTGGGACTTCCACTCAGCACACCAGCTTCACGGGTGCCGAGGGTGAAATCACGGTTGATACCACCAACAAGTCGGTTCGCGTGCATGACGGCACCACTGCTGGAGGCATTCAGGCGGCGCGGGCTGATCTTGCCAACGTCTCGGATGCAAGTTTGAATAGCGCCCTCTCGGGCAACACGCTGGCATCCCTGACCATCACCTCTGCCGACATCAACGGCGGCACTATCGACGGCACGACCATCGGCGGCACGTCTCCGGCTGCTGTTACCACGACCTCACTCGTTGCGACCACCGCTGACATCAACGGCGGCACTGTGGACGGCGCTGTCATTGGTGGATCGTCTGCCGCAGCCATCACCGGGACAACCATCACGGCCACTGGCGATGTGACCATTGCCGACAAGATCGTCCACGCTGGCGACACCAACACCGCCATTCGCTTCCCTGCGGCTGATACCGTGACGGTGGAGACAAGTGGGGCTGAGCGGCTTCGGATTGATAGCGCAGGTCGGTTTGGACTTAATGTGTCAAACCCCAACCTGAGCCTTCAGTTGTCTGCATTGAACTCTTCAAGCAGGACGGTTATTGGTGCCACCGAGACTGATTATCTCTCAAATTTCCGTTCCATCCAGCTTGTTTACAGCCCTATTGATGCAACTGGATCAACGTATGGGATTTCCAACTCAAACCTTGGCGCGTTGTCGTTTGTAAACTGCACAAACACCCTTATTGGTACGAACGGCAACGTACCTATGATCTTTGCGACCAGCAGCGTCGAGCGCATGAGGATCACTGGTGCGGGCAACGTAGGCATTGGGGTGAGTTCTCCTGCCAGTGCTTTAGACGTGGCTGGTAACATTAACACCACCTTGGCAACCTATAACTTTTTGTCGGTCAACAGCGGGACTGTTCAAGCGCAATTTGCAGCCAATGGCGCTGGCAACATACTGCAGATTCGTGCTGTGAGCGATCACCCGATGGCGCTTTTCACCAACAACCTCGAACGTATGCGTATCACCTCTGCGGGCCTCGTGGGGATCGGGACGACGGCTCCGCAGCGAATTTTGCATATCGCAACCGCAGAGCCGACTGTTCTTTTGCAAACCACTTCTGCTGCGGTAGATCAAAACCGTTGGCG